AATCTACATATGGTGTTGCACCGAGTGGTGACTTCTATGATGCATACAAACTTGTTAAGAGTTGGAGAGATGCATTACAGAAAGCATTTTGGGTCAACGCAGATAATCCAAACAAGGATAAACTTGTTGCCGCATTGAACAAGATGATCAATGATCCGGCTTCGGTTGCTGTCATAGAGAAGAAAGTTGGACAGTACGAATGGAGAACAGGTGCAGAGGGTGATGCCGCAGTTAGGACACTGAAGTCATTCATTACACCAGGTGCATTGAAAACATTAACGGACTTTGGTAGAGAGCAGTTAGGTTATAATACTGTGTACAAGGAAGAGTTGACAAGATAATGTACATACTGTTCACAGGGGCACCAGGATCGAAATGGAGCAGTGTGGCTGAAAGTATATACTGGAGTGATAGCATTGACCACACCGACAGTACAAAAGAACGAGGTTACAAAAAAGGTGTGGTCAAACATATTGGTGCTTATTGGGATCCAGGCATGGAGTTTGAGAATACAAATTGGGATGGTCCATTCTCCGGCAAAGGCAAACGTATAATTAAGTCACACACTTTCGCACACACTCTCGAAGAACTAAAACAATTAGGACATCCTATAGTGATGGTGTACAGAAACGACCACGAGTGTTTCAAGTGGTGGGTCGAAGCAGGAGGCTTTGGTATAACCTATCCCAACTATCAACACTTCCAGGACCTAGACGAGATGTGGGTTCACATACAAAAAGAGAACAAAGATATCATGCAGTTCGTCAAAAATAACAAAGACAGAATTACAAGTCCTGTGGACAACGTAGACCTATGCAGGTTATTGGAAATAAATTTCCCAGATACCAAGGGAAGGATACATAACTATGCACACAAGGACACCAAGGTGTACGTGTATAGTTGATATGAACAAAAAAATACTTGCAGAACTACTAGTACATAGTGAAAATGATCTCCACAAGATAGATATGCCTTACATACAGGAAACGTTTGGGGTCACAGTCAACAGGTGCGACACACTAGAACAATATGTTGAAGCGATTGATGTTGCCTCTCTACACAAATACTTTTCCAAGTATTGGGAAAACGACATAAAGAAATGGAAGTACTCGGGACTGGCACTGGTAGACGAAGTCAACAGTCTGAAGCCACGTGCTGTGCTTGATGTTGGTTGCGGATACAACGAATTCAAAGGCAAGATAGACAACCTAATAGGAATAGATCCTTACAACGACAAAGCAGACCACGAAGTTGGCACACTGGAATACAGGACTGATCAAAAGTTTGATGTTATGCTGTGTCTTGGTTCAGTAAACTTTGGTAGTAGGGATAAGATAATTGCAGAAGTAGGCAGATGTGTAGACCTATTAGAAGACGGAGGCACAATGTTCTTCAGAGTCAACCCAGGTGTACAACACAACAAACCTGAGGCCAAATGGATCGAGTTCTATGCTTGGAATGTGCCATTCATAATAGAACTTTCGGAAATGTTTAATCTTAAGATACTTGATATTCGTGATGACAGCAACCAACGTAAGTATTTTGTCTATAGGAAAGTAAGATGAAGACCCTACTACTGAATGGTTGTAGTTTCGGAGAGTGTTGGACACCAACAAACAATTTTATCAAGTCACTAGGGTGTGAAGAGGCAGTTAATATATCAAAAATTGCGACCAGTTTCCAAAGGACTTGTAGATCAACTGTGGAATGGATAGCACAGAATGGAAATCCTACATTTGTTGTGATACCAGTAACGTTTGTACATAGGTGGGAATTAGCAATATCAAAAAACGAAGACCCTATCGATGGTTCATGGTATCCCATGCAAATAGCTGGGTTGATCAACCCAGATGACATACAACTTAACACACACATTAATGTAGATAAGTTAGAAGAACTGAAATCCCTGTACTATAGTGCCATCCCCACAATTAAAACATTCTGGGATAAGGCATTTACAGAAATGATATTGTTGGCATCGTTCTTGGAACAGAAAAATATAAAGTACCTATTCCTCGATATGTGCAATGAGTTTGACCGAATACACATAAAAGGTTATAATGGATTTGAAAAGCTAAAACTGATAGAACAAAATAGAAATATAGTTGACTTGTTCTCCTTTTGTGGCAATAGATACATGTGGAACACAATAAAGAACAACAAAGACGTGGACGTTAACACTCACCATGCCCCGGAACAATACGAAGAGCTAGAGAAATACCTGCTGAACTATGTTGAAAACAATACCTACAACAAAAATCAGTAGACTTATGCTAGAATTGTGCTACAATAAAGAGTAAATACCTACAATGCAAAAACGTACTAGAAGTTTATTAGAAGAGTTAAGCTCGATGCCCTTAAAAAGGGACAAGGAAGAAGTTGTGGAGAGTAGAGCCTCTCACATCTTGGAGAGTGCTATCAGATTGAAGACCTATATTAGAGAGAACTTCGATCAAGATACAGCATTCAAGCTAGAGAAGAAGTTCAATTCAGCGATCAAGAACATGGACGCATCCAAGTTTTCAAAAGGTGTCGCTCGTATCAGAGAGAACAAAGACATCAAGAACAACGTACTTAAAATCAAAGACGGCGAATACAAAGAGGACTAATCATGTTGATAGAAGATGTCCTTACAGAATTCAAAAGGACTCACCTGGAACACATCGAGGACATTGTTGTAACCGACGGTTATGAGGGTGGTAAAGCAGTCGTGGAATACTTCAGAGGATTACTGCTGACACTGAAAGGCACAAGCTCGGAAGCAATGAGTGTTTCAGTGAAATGGGACGGAGCACCTGCTGTGGTGTGTGGAACCAATCCAGACAATGGCAAGTTCTTTGTAGGCACCAAGGCAGTGTTTGCAAAAGCGGCCAAGATCAATTACACAAAGAAAGATATAGCCGCCAATCACGGCACAGACGAGCTGGGACAGAAACTATTGAAATGTCTTGTGCATCTTAAAAAATTAAACATACAGGGTGTTGTACAAGGCGATCTGTTGTTCATAGACGATAGTATCACAAGGAAGAACATAGATGGTAAACCTCACCTAACATTCACACCAAACACAATAACATATGCAGTTCCCGAAGGTGGTGACCTAGCTAAACAAATAGACAGTGCCAAGATTGGAATCATATTCCACACAACATACACAGGTGACTCACTAGCGAACATGAATGCACAGGGCGGAGCGGATGTGAGTTCATTTGCAAAGAGCAATGATGTGTTCTTTGATAATGCATCATACAAAGATGTGTCAGGCAGTGCCAAGTTCACAGATGAGGAGACAACACAATTCTACAACGGTATAGAGAAACTAGAAACTTTATTGAACGGTGTGCCAAGGAACCTATCAAGTGTGCTAGGCCAGAATCAGGACTTTGTACCAATGTTCCAGATGTATATCAATGCAATGGTCAAGCAAGGCGAACTACCTAACAACGTCAATCAGTTCCTACAAGGATTCAAGAAGTTCTATGCAGACAGAATGCAACAACAGATGACAGGACTCAAAGCACAGAAGGCCTTGCAGTTGAGACAGGACAAGATGAAACAGATGCCTGTTTTCCTTACCAGAGCTAAGAAACCATTACAGGCAATGCTTACGTTCTACAAAGCTGTACAGACAATGAAATCATTTGTGCTTAAAAAAATGAACCAAGCAATGGCAATAGGATCATTCTCACAGACAGATAACGGACTAGAAGTAACTGAGCCAGAAGGATTCGTTGCTGTTGATAAAACAGGAAATGCCGTTAAGTTAGTAGATAGATTAGGATTCTCTAGGAGAAATTTGACTGCTATCAGCAAATTCAAGAAATAAATTTAACGTTTTATTAATCTCTAAACTTAATTTTTCTTTATTAAAAAAGTTATTAAAATTGTATTGTCGTAGTGCTTGACTCTGTAGGTATATGTCTTGCCATGGAGCATCACGCAAACGGTCACAAACATCTACAATGGTGTTAATCCTTACATCCGAGTCTCTGTCTAGATCGTATGCTTCTTCAAAGTAATTGTTGAAGGTTTTAAATCCCATCTCTTTTAACCGCTGAAGATACAAATAGTTGCCATGCACTACGAAAACTTGCTGTGCTATGATGGGCTTCCATATCTTCTCTGTCATAAACACTTCGTGATCGTTGTCGTTGGTCTCTGACACAATGTTAAAAGCAGTATCGTTGTAAGGCTTTTCAAATATGTCTTGGTCCATGCCATGCCGTGGATAGTCTTGTGCCCATGGCAGTTCATATTCAGCAGGCAGTTTCCTAGTGGGCCAGTTGGTGTGCAAACTGTTTTCTAATATGCCTTTGTCTAACAATTTTTTATAAAGTTTCACCCTGTGATCTCTATCTTGCTTGTTTAGATACAAGAAGTCATACTTTTTATTAGAATGATCAAAATTAAATTTAGTGTCCTTGTGCTTGTTATACATGTAGAACCAAAACCATGACACTCCACCTGACCATAGTATATTTTCCAGAGACACTTCTGAAAGTAAATCGCCCCATTTGGGGTTTTCTATTATGTTAGCTGTTGACTCCCATGGATTTGCCTTAATGAAGACGAATCCCTGACTGTGTAATAGCTCACAACGTTTTTTTAATTCTTTAATGAATTCAAGGTTGTTAGTTAATTCTTTGTTATTAACAAATCTACAGTCAATGATTGCAAATTTCCTATCAAAGCTATCTAGATCAAACTGGTGCAACATGTAGTATTCTGCTGTCATTTCGAAGGTCTGATTGGACAGGGTGTGCATTGATATGAAATTTTCCAAATCTGGATGATTACCAGTCTTCATTAAGTCTGTCAGAATAAAGTTTCGTTGCATATGCCCTATAAATACCTGTATGTTAACACCATTTTTAAAGTATGTATCTGAGGCCAAGGTAATAAGACGACATAGTGACTTGGAGCGATTCACTTTCCCAGAAGTCACAGAAAGGATATATCTCAGTTTCTTGGCATTGGCGCTAATGAGCCAAACAAAAGAGACAAAGTCATTTGTAAACTCCTATGCAAAACAGACTATGCACTATGGCACATTTGATCGTGTGAGAATGGTGTACAACGACCTTGCAAACATGTTGGCAATAGTGTCCGGAGATCCAGAGATTACAAAGAAACTAAAGAACAAGAATCAGGCACAAGCCATGAGACAGAGACAACCCGTGCCTGTGATGCAATTAAGAAGATACCTACGTACATTCGAGGATCACTTCAAGAATCTAACACAACTAGAAAGAGCACTGAACATCAAGGATGCCAACTACAAAAATATCAGAAGAGCAGTGTCTAATTACAATAAGTTAGACTCCAGGGTCAAGGGACAAACACTGGCAAAATTGAAACAGATGTTGTTATCCAAGTTACCCAACACTGACATACAAAAACAATTCAAAGCACTGTAATGGACGAGAATAGTTTCTGGGTGCTGTACGGTAGGCACCACGAACCAACTTTTCTAGAGGATGCCGGCAACGGACAACAGCTTCAGCGAGATGCCGCACTAGAGCATGTCAAAAACTGGCGTGTGTGTCTAGACATAGGTAGCAACGTAGGACAGTGGACAAGACCTTTGGTAGAAAAATTTCGCAGTGTGATCTGTTTTGAACCAAATCCAAATTTCAGAGAGTGTTTTAACAAAAACATAAATGAAGATAACGTGATACTCTGGCCTTACGGACTGTCAGATAGATCACACTCTGCAAATCAGGAGTTCAATTCGACAATGCTGAACGAGGGGGCCGGAGACATAGAGTGCAAAACCCTAGACAGTTTTAACATGACCAACGTTGACTTCGTTAAGATAGATGTTGACGGATTTGAGATTCCCCTGTTGAATGGTGCAAGAGAAACACTGATCAACAACAACCCAGTCATCAACATTGAAATGAAATATGATAAGAGAAAACACATAGCCATCGAGTGCGTGGCAATACTGAAGGATCTTGGCTACAAGTTCGTAAAAAGGACTAAAAGTGACGAAGTCTGGGTCAAATAGTAATATTACAGCATAATTTACCAAACCTTACCATAAATAGATACAAATGTTGCCGGAGCGGCGACAAAGCTATAATATCAGAGAAACAAACAGGAGGATATATCATGGCATACACAGGTACACTATCAGCAGGTGGTCCAGCTAACTTTGTAACACCCAATACCGC